CTGATCCGAATATCCAACCAAATAAGTGATTGAAGTGAATTCTGAGTTGTCAGCTCCAATTTGATCTCTAGGAGGAGTAGCAAAACGTATATTAAGACCTTCAACGAAGTAATCTACGTTTGGCACCATCATTACATTGTAAGCAATCACAATCAAGTGCTCTGCTGAAGGAGGAGCGACTGGAGTGCCTAAAAAACTTAATGGGAAGGTAGTTTCAACTCCATCAAAGAGTTGGAATGGGTTTTCTAGCTGCTGTTTCTTCTTATTAAACTGATCGTATGAAATACCTGGTGTAATAATAACATCAGGACCACGAGTAACCTTTTCATAGTAGATTACTTCATTATCAATCATTATGGAGCCATTTTGCTCCTGAAATCCATCTATACCTTCAATTTCAATCTTATTATCGTACACACCGATATCCTTGAGCAATGCAGTTGCACTATCAAGTTGCTCAGAGGTATAACTATCCAGATCAAGATATCTCAATAAATTATTGAGTATATCGTAAGGTCTACCTGTTTTTTCCTGAGACTTATAATATTCAAACAAGAAATTGACTAATTGTCTATCTTCTTGTCGAATGAACTCAGGTAACTGATTCTCGACTCTATCAGAGACGTTGATATTCTTTGTAATCGGCATCTATCTTAGAAACAGGATTCGCTAACTGGATATGTGAAGGTATCCGTTGGGTAGTCAATGATATTTATGCCAGTTACGTCACCGAAATTATAACCATTAAAGTTATTCGGATCAAACGTTGGAATGGCGATATCATTGATTGTGTAGTCAATTGGATTGACTGCGGGGTTGAATATTGTAGGATCGACTCCTGGTGGAATCGTTATAGATCCTCCAGCAGGTAATACTTGTATTGGTAGTCTTGTAGTGTCATCTGGAGTGCCCTGAATCGCTACAGGACCAACACATACTTGACCAGTTGCATAATCTACGCTTCCTACGGAAGGATTGAGAGTCAATTCAGTCTCATCTCTGGTTGTAACCAAAAGTAGGTTACCTTGACCATCATCTCTTATATTTACAGGTACCAAGACCTGATTAGTTTGATTTGTTGACAAACCAGGAGATGCAATAGCAGCAGAAGTTGCTCCATCAGTCAAAGTTAGGTTAACCAAGTCTTCTGTATAACCAGTAGCATAAAATGTGCCTGATTTTACTACAGAGAAGGTTGGTTTACACTTATTCCCATCACCATCACCTGATCCATCGCCACCATCGCCACCATCGCCACTTGGAGTGCCAGAATAGTTAGATGGATCATAAAGTGGGTTACCAAAGTCTAAACATTGAGTAAATACACTACCAAAAGTGAATTTATCAAGATTTTGACCTAAAGTCATCTGAGTAACGTTACCAGAAATGCTAGTATCCGCTTGATCAACCATAGATCCAAATTTAGATCCGTCGATACGTCCACCAAACCTATTTGTTTGACCATTCTTGTTAAATTGGTCAATTCCTTGTAAAACTTTAGTGCCAAGTTGTGATCCAGTTAAACCAGTGTCATTTCCGTTATAATAAACGTAAGATTTAGGAATAATGTAGTAAGATGTTGGGTCAATGATGACTGGCTCAATAGAAGCGACTGAATATTTCTTCAAATCGTTTTTTATCTTCTGTTTTGTAGTCTCATTGAGTTTATTTCCTGTTTTTGGTCGAATTGCAACGTAAACTTTACCATAAATCGGTGGAGATAACTTCTCACCACCAAAAGCAGTTACAGATGCTGCTTGAGGGTAGATTTCGGAGACTATATGCTCATAATCATTCTCAGTTACTGCTCTATTCTGTGTTGCATACGCTCTAGGTGCTCTAAACTTGACTGAGAGAGGTGTTTCACGATCTTCACCGTCCTGAGCAGAGTCTTTAGTGGTTAATGTAATAGAATTTGGTGAAATAACTCTTAAATCACTGTCTATTACGTTACCAATGAAGTCAAAACCCTTTGCACCGTTAGCTTCTACCCCATCTGTTGACACATATGTGATAGTAATGTATTCTCCATCAATTAATTTACGTCCAATAGACCCATCTCCGAAAACAAGACGATATCTCATGTCATCAGTCTCTTCCAGATAGTAAATTCTGGTAGTACTATCGGAATTTGTGACGTTTGTAGCAGGACTATAGGTATCTGTCTCTGAGGATTGAGCAGTTGGAGAGATATCTACTGTCAAAAGACCTGTATCTACGTTTTCATCAGGAATAACGTAGTCTTGCTTCTTAGTATAGTCAACTGTGTAGTTATACGTTAGTAGATTTCCCTGATATACCAACACATTATCAAAAACTGCTTGTCCAGTAGCACTATCAACAGCCACCTTGATGTCCTGTGTCAATGCAAAGGTATAAGAAGCATTATCATTGTCTGCAACAAAAACATCACCCTTCTTTAAGGTGGCAAATTCTGGGAAAGTGGTGCCATTTAAACTTGTTGTAGTTTGTGCGATCATCTTCACACATGCTCTAGGTGCCTTAACCGACCTAGGAGTGTAATTTAACTGCTTTGCGATCCTTACAATGTTATCTCTAACCGTTGCAGTCTCCAAAAATGCTTCGTTTAACGCCATGTTAGCGTTAAAAGCAGTATAATATGTGTTGTATGCTAGTATATCAATCAGATATGACGCAGAACTACCTTCAAAATCGTAATCTGAGAACTCTTTTCTTGTCCTTAGATACGACCTAATGGATTCTTTGATCTCAAAGAAGTCTAAAGACGTTAATTGTGATGGAATTGCTGACATTTTATGCTTTCTCTAAGAGAAAATCGACGTTTTGTACTAATTGCTCTCCAACAATAGTGTAATCTATCGATATCTGGACTGAATTTATATCGGAATCATCACGAACTCTTACCCCAGTGACTTGAATTCTTGGTTCTAGTCTAGATAGGCAGTTATATATCTCACCTTTCATAGAATCCACTGAGAATGGATCCCATGGTTCAAATAAAAGCATCCTTACTTGAGAACCAATCTTCTCTTGGAAAGGACGTTCACCAAATTGAGTCAGAAGAAGATTTCTAACTGACTGTTTTATAGCATTTTCATTTTTGACCACGCCAAAATCGCCAGTAGAGGGGTTAGCGTTAAAAGAAACTGCTAAATCCTTGAATCCCCTACTGACGTATTTCTCAGATCTGAATCTGTATGAAGGCATGTCCTATACTTTTAAGATATTTATCACTATATCTTTTATTTATAGGGTTTCCCGACTATTTTCCTTGACCCCTATACTTCTTCCTTCTTGCATTACGAGAAGTAGCACTCAATTTTGTGTTTTTTGAGTTACCTTGACTTGTTCTCTTTGCTGGAGGAGCTTGATAGTCACCGTTTTGGGTGTATAATGCCATTTTTGGTTAATAAACTACTATGATGATAGCACAGATGGGTGCCCCCAGTCAATAACAGATGAACAAGGGTAACTAAATCCCGAAAATCCAACTCCTAGAGGGTCTAGTATCCTTGCAATAGGTAATTTTAGAGCAAAAACTGTAACAGTAGTTGCCATAAGAATTCTAGTATGTCCTACACCACCACCATCTTCGATTGTAAGGGTGCTACAAGGGATTGGAGTGGGCGTTGGACAGGTTGACTTACCACAAGGACACATGTACACAATAATATTAGTACATACTGCTATGTGTGGTGTAAATGTATCACCATGCAACATGATAGGAATACGATTTACCTGCACAGTTGCCCTATATGGGGTTACAGGAAATATAGGAGTTAGTGGTTGTGGAGGCCACCAACAAGTATACTCTTTAATTGTAATAGAATATGGTATTGGTGTACTACCACAGGACTGCACAGAGTGTACAGTAGACGGTAGACACAATCCATGACCACTACAAGGTAGTCCATTCAGGGATGATACTGGTAAGAGATATCCAAATGCCATATTATAACCTCTTAGGGAATATAGTGTCGTTTAGTACAGTGCCATCTACCCAAGAATCATCCTCATTACATTCATCAAAGAATGGGTTTCCATAATTACGCAATGATCTTCCCAATGCTATAACTCCACCAGTTAACCAATTTCTAACAGTCATTCTCCCATTGTAAGCACCGAGTTGTAATCTAGCAGTAGATCCAGATCCTGTCATACGTTTAGGATTGACAGCAATTGAAGCATCAAGTACTCTATCTAATGCTGCACAAGAATCATACAACTCTGTAGTGTTACAGTAGGTCTGACCTGCTATACCATTACCATCAGCATCATAACCGCAGTAAACAGTAAGAGGTCCGTCCGATGCGTTAACTCCTCTGACGTATGTATCCCAACATTCATTAGGTGGTACACTGTTGACACATGGTGTTACGGTTATAGCAGTATAATCTACAGAATGAGGAGTACCTGCTGGATCTCCTTCCGTAGGGTGACCTAACCATGTTTGCACTGCTTGACTACTTGTGATATTCTGACCCGACCACATCTGTAACTGTTCCAGTTCTGTATAGTTAGATCTATTGTAGTCGTAAGTGTTTTCATCTAACCCCACAGGAACAAAGACCATGTTAGTGGGGTCTCCAGGATCACGATAACATCTACCGTCAATACTACTTCTCTTACACTTCCATGTCTTCTCACCTGCATTGGTTGTTATGTCTCTCTTTTCTTGGAGGAAAGGCACAGGCATATTTTGTAACCAATCCATGAATGCTGGTCCTTGACTACCACTCACATATCCCTCTATCTCCATTGATACTCTAAATGTTGCTTCCTTCTGTTGTGAAGCGCAATACTTATAAGGTAACCATCCAAATGCTTTTCTCTCACCCTCCTCGTTAGCATCCAAGTAAGCGCAAGGCATATCAAACCATCTAGTAATATTATACAACCTAGGTTGTGCTACCTCAATACACTCCTTCTTACCAAAAGGACCATAGAGATGAGACATCTGCTCACTATATGCATCTGCTTGTGCAATTGCATCTTGCGCTTTAGCAAAGTTACCGTCTTGGAATGACTTAACACCATCATCCATTGCGGAGACATACTGGAAAGTCTGGTTATCTGGCATAGTTGCTTTCAAATTTGCCCTAGCATTAATCTCAATACATTCAGGTGGTAGATTAAAACATAATAATGTAACATCATCATCTATACCGTCTGCTGCTGCACGGATGTAACTATCTGGTACCTCAACATACACCTGAGTAGCACTGTTAGTTGGCATATCTTTATTATAGTCCATCGATTCCGTAACTAGTTTTCTAACCTCGGATCCACCCTGATCTATAGTTGCAGATAAAGGCTCCACAGTCCACGGTTTACTCTCTACACGTGCAGAATTAAAACCAACGTCCTCACTAGAGAAACTATGATCCCAAGCATCCTCCATCTTTGCATTAGTTTCTTTTAACTGCTTTCCTCCTGCTTGGAAGTTACCGTCCTGATCTTCTACACCTTCAAACTTAATTTTATCAGGATCTACTACGTGCACTATAGGATTGTTTGCTTGACTATATCCAGACCCACCATCAATAACACGCACTGATTTTATAGTGCCCAACTCATCCAATTCAGTTATCTCTACCTCTGCTGTCTTAAGAGTGTATATGTCACTATTCTTATCCTCTGTTACTAGATTACCAGTTGAAGACTTCCATTTTCGTGCATGGGACTTCATATCCCTTGTAGTGTATGCTCTATCTTCCTGAGTTTCAGGTACAAATGCTTTTTCATAATCAGGATCCATTCCTAATTTATCGTGCATAAACTCTGCACTATCATTAGGGGAGAATTCATCTAGACCCTGCGGATCCATTACTTTTATTAAAGGGGAAACGTATCCTCTACCACCATTAATGATTACGATCTGTAGTATACTACCATCATCTCCCACTACTGCCTCTAACTTTGCCTCATCCATATTGCGATGTGGTATAAGTGCTTTAGGATCTATCTCTACTTTCCAATAGGAGATCTTCTTAGGGAATTCATATGTGCCACAGAATGCAGACTTATTAGGTATACCATATCCCGCTAATACCTTTGCCTCAGCAGAGTTAGCAGATGTGAATTCTTGCTCGTATGTAAATGAAGCAGGATTGACATCCCTATTAATATTCTTAACTCTAGTCTCTAGCGTGTAAGTACCTGCGCCAAGTGTCATAGGGAAAGTCTCATTACCTGCACCATTAGAGTAATTGATCTCCCTATCTACAAGGACAGTGCTACCAGAGTCTGTAATCTTCATGTAACCATAGTTATCAGACTCTATTCTTAGGGAGTATGTACCCGCAGTAGCGATAGTAAATGTCGCAGTATGCACTTGCCATACA